CATCCATAGCATTAGCTGTCATGGCTGCCGCCTGTACGTCACTTAAATCGTGGAGCATCGCAGAAATTTCCCCTTCCCTTTATATCGGGAATAGCTATCCGGTTAGTGGTGGAAAAACTGGAATTGCAGCGGCGCGTCGAGCCGCCAAGAAACGCAGGAGGGCACGAAATGGCTGACATCATCGACACCGCAGCAGAGATTGAAGAGCTTCAGCGTAACGCTGCCCTTTCCGCTCACCGGATCAACCATAACGCCGTATCAGCTGAGCGTTGTGAAGAATGCGAAGAACCAATTCCCGAGCCGCGGCGCGCTGCCGTTCCCGGCTGCCAGACATGCGCGGAGTGCCAGAGCGTCATCGAATTGAGGAATAAGCAGAGGGGGATCCAGTGAAAGAGCGCGGAATGATTTTTAACGGCGAGATGGTTCGCGCCATCCTCGACGGCCGGAAGACGCAGACGCGGCGCATCATGAAAGTTCAGCCGTCTGATGGATTCCACCCAACACATAACGGTTACGATCTGGATTTAAACGCCCACTGGTACACGCCTGGCATGGTCGATAAAAACGGATACCTGCAGCCTGCAAAGAAAGATGTGTTTGGCGTTGCTGATGAGAATGAAGGCTATACCTGCCCGTTCGGTGCCGTCGGCGATCGCATCTGGGTGCGGGAGACGTGGGGCGTAGTGAGTCATGAACTGGATGAGGACGGTCGCATTCAACCATGGAGCCCTGACCGTCCTGCCACAGCCATTCACGAAATGCCGTTTGGTAATGGTTACTACACTGGTCACGCTATTTACGCAGCAGATGGAGAGTTTACTTGGGGTGACGACGATGGCTATGAAGATGGCCGTTCGTGCTGGAAGCCATCTATCCACATGCCTCGCGCAGCCTGTCGCATTCTGCTGGAAGTTACCGGCGTTCGGGTGGAGCGATTGCAGGCCATTACCCTTGGGGATATCTGTAAGGAAATCGGCTGCGGTCTTTACGACTTCCGCCCTGCCACTTATGGCTTTCAGGTGTGGGAAGATCTGTGGAAGTCGATCTACGGGGAAGAAAACTGGCAGGCGAACCCATGGGTCTGGGTAATCGAATTTAAGGTGGTTCCCAATGTTCAGGATAATCCAGAGGGTTAATTCACATGATTGAGAATTTTTCAGAAGGGGAAAAGCGCTGGCGCCTAACGCTGATCGAGCGTCTTCCAAGGGAGAGCGGCAAGAACAGGAAAGGTAAGTTCATCTGCGAATGCGGAAATGAGACCGTCGCAGTTATCAGCAGGGTTAAATCTGGCCTTACGAAATCTTGCGGCTGCCTGAGCCGGGAGGTTTCCGTCAGGCTCAGAACTAAGCATGGCCAGCATGGTTCTGAAACTTATGGAACGTGGTGCGCAATGCTGTCTCGGTGCGAAAACCCCAGCAACGTAAATTACAAAAATTACGGAGGTCGTGGGATTACTGTTTGTGACCGCTGGCATGAATTCAGCGAGTTCTTTGCTGATATGGGTGAAAGACCACGCGGAATGACCATCGATAGGATTGACAATAATCTTGGGTATTTCCCCGGGAACTGTCGATGGGCCACTAAGTCTGATCAGACCAAGAATCAGAGGAAAAGGAGTGGCTGCACATCAAATTGCAAAGGGGTTAGCCTTACCAAGCATGGTCGATGGGAGGCGCACATCTCAATTGATGGGAAAAGAACCTCTCTTGGAAGATTCGACACCGAGGAGGAGGCGTCCGCCGCTCATCAATTAGCCCGAGCTAAAAGAGATGAGAAACATGCAGAGTCTGATTTCTAACCTACCGATTTCTGATGATTATTACTCTGATCGCCACGGCGCACCCTGCAAAATCATCCGCGCTACCCACGAAGTCATCCACTACATCCGCAACGGTCGCACCTGCATCGCCAGCATGGGCCGCTTTCAGCATGAATTCGAGCCGCTGACCAAAGCACAGACTAAGCGGATAGCCGAAGAAATCGAAACAGCAAACACCTGAAGAAGCTGCGCGCCCAGCGTGCGGCATGAGGAGGAATTATGCGCATTGAAGAGTTACCGAAGCTACCGAAGCTGTTCCGCGTTATCGAGGTTGATCTGGATGTGCTACGCAATGGCATTGGTTCAGGTTGGGGAGTGATTTTCGACCAGGACGCCATCGTTAAGCGAAAGGTCCGCCGAGTGAAGCATGACGGCGGCTGGAAGTGGCAACTGGTTCGGGAATGGCACGATCAGGAGTTGTGGGATTACTGCTTCGAGCAGGACCGAGAATGCCTTGAGAACCTCAACTACGACCTTGGATTATTGCGCTGACGCAACTGATAGCCAGTTATGAGCTGGCTATTGGGTGCGAAAGCACTGCTCCGTTATCCCTTTTGCCCGGCCCCGCGCCGGGCTTCTTTTTACAGGTGACAAAATGAAAAAAGGTTTACTGCTCCTGGCTGTTCTGGCGCTGTCAGCGTGTGATGTGAATGATGCGGATGTGGCCAGCCGCAACGTCAGCAAAGCCGCGGACAATTTCGAAGCTCAGCGTCGCTTTGTTTTTTATAACGGCATTACCGGCGAATTTATGCTGGAGATCACCGGACTTTGCTCCAAAGACAATACCAGCACCGATCGTACCCTGGGCGTCATCTGCAAGACCGGGCCGGGCGTCTACAAAAAGCACATGCTCGGCCTATCAGATAACGTGACCTGGTTCATGGAAGATCTGAGCGGCACGAACGCCAGCGTGAACCATTATCGCGTCACCTTCAAACCTTCCGTAATCATCCCTGACATCGATATCCGCTAACCACTTTTACAGCAGGAGCGCCCCATGCAATCAAATCCCATGACCTGGCTCATCGCCGCACTTATGGCGCTGGGCGCTCTCATCTCATTTCTTCACGAACCGGAAGGTGTGCAATGGCTGCTTTTAATGTGGGCGCAATAGTCCAGAAGAAGACCGGCGGACTGACGGGGATAGTCGAAAGCCTGATGGAACCGGAAAACGATAAGGCCCGGGTTTATGTCGCTTGGGATGGCGGCACTTATCAGATCCATTACGAATACGAATTGCGCGCGGCCACTCCAGACCAGCCGCAGTTTTATAAAACGATGTCATAGGAGCGACCATGAGCGAAATTATTCAAATCGTGCCCAGTGACTGGGTGACAGAAGACCTGCTTGTGAAGATGACAGGGCTACGCCCGGGAACGATAGCGCGGGCCCGTAAAAAAAGCTGGCTCTGCGGCAGGGAGTACGTCCACATGTCGCCGGACAGTGTCCCAAAGGAAAACAGCGAGTGCTTGTATAACCACAAAGCGATCGACCAGTGGGTTGAGAGCCTCAAAAAGAAACAGCCAGGTGCGCGCCAATGAGGATCCGTTTATGCTTAGCGGGCTCTTGGACGTCAGGAGGGAATAATGGCTAAGTCAGCATACCCAACAGGCGTGGAGAATCATGGCGGTACGCTCCGCATATGGTTCATCTATAAAGGCAGCCGGGTACGTGAAAGCCTCGGCGTGCCGGATACACCAAAAAACAGGAAAGTCGCTGGCGAGCTGCGTGCGTCGGTGTGCTTTTCGATAAAGACCGGCAACTTCAACTATGCCGCACAGTTCCCTGACTCGCCGAACCTGAGAAAGTTTGGAGTGGAGAGCAAGGAAATCACAGTGCTGGAACTGGCGAATAAGTGGCTGGAATTGAAACGCATGGAGATCAGCACCAACGCGATGTCTCGTTATACATCTATAACGCGCAATATGGTGCCACGGATCGGCGGGGACAGGCTGGTTTCTGCGGTGACGCAGGAAGACCTGCTGTTTATCAGGAAGGAATTGCTGACCGGTTATCAGACGTTGAAGGCGGGGCATCGTACGCCTGTAAAGGGAAGGACAGTCAGAACGGTCAACAACTACATGAAGACCATGGCTGGCATGTTCAAGTTCGCTGCTGAAAGTGGTTATGTGAAGGTAAGCCCGTTCACCGGGATAGCCCTTCTCAAACGTTCGCGTTGCGAGCCTGATCCGCTCACCCGCGATGAGTTTGTCAGGCTGATTAACGCTTGCGCCACCCAGCAACTGAAAAACATGTGGTCGCTGGCAGTGTACACAGGCGTGCGCCACGGTGAACTGGTGTCGCTGGCCTGGGAAGATATCGACCTGAAAGCAGGAACGATGATGATCCGCCGAAACCACACGTTGACGAAGGAGTTTACCCTTCCGAAAACCGAGGCCGGGACAAACCGCATCATCAACCTTATTCAGCCAGCTATTGACGTGCTGAAGAACCAGGCCGAACTAACACGCCTGGGTAAGCAGTATCAGTTAGAGGTGAAACTGCGAGAGTT